AGACAGTGTTGGATCAAGAAATACATGAGGTTGTTGTGAAGCTTGTACTAAGTCTTGTATGACGGTACTGCGATTTTGAGACAGGCTATCAAACTGAGCATAAGGTAAGTACGTTGCAATTGCTCTACCATATTGAAAACCATTTCCATTTATGACGAACTTTAAATTCAGTTTAGCTCGCAATAAATTATAATTCGCTATTCTATTAATGACTCTTGGATTCTGCATATACAGTGACCAGGGATCAAATTGAAAGAATATTGAATTATTAGTAGCCCATTCTTCTTCTACGATCTTAACGGGTCTACTAAGGAAATTGTCTAATCTCGCATCATCACTATCCATAAGCTTCCTTGTAGGATCAACGGGAGCTTCAACTGAGTACATATATGGATCGTGCTGATCTCCGAAATCAACATTCTGACGCTTACCTTCTGAAGTGACTTTCATAATGTTAGCGTCGGATGTTGTTTCGCGGCCTGACTGAGGTATAAAGACCCCATACTTATCAGGATGTTTGAATGCCATTTTATTCATTGCAAATGCTATGACATCCTTGTCCTCTTGAGCTGGTTCGCGCAGCCTTTCTTTTGCTCGTTTCCATTTGGCCTTGAGGACTCGACCGAATGGAGATTCTTTTCCTTTTTGATTATTAGTAGGAGTAATCCATTTTATGTACAAACTGTTGTGCGGATCAACACAAACAGAGCGATTTGTTTACGGTTGGGCACGGATCACCCGTCTCTCGACTCCCCATTAGGGACCGTAATATTGTGCAAAGCCTATATGAAATTTTACAAAACAAATAAAGATATATAACACATGGTAACCATATACACAATCCAATTTTGCTTACCATCAGATTTGAAACTGGGTCAGATTTAACGTCTCTGAAGTGACGGGGGATCTTACGGATCCTTCTTGTACTTCTCCCGCCACTCAATAATTCTTTCATTATAAGTGATATTGAGACCTGTACACATGTGTGAGATACCTGCACGATTTGCAACTTGTTTCATAAGTTCTCGCTGCTTCTCATACTTATCTTCACCATGGTTGAACCACTCCCTTAGTGCACCGTCAATATTTTGTGCGCAAGCGGATTCTTCTGTATCTACACAATTCTTACCTCTCATAAAACAGTGTAAGGATTTGTAAATAGATTTATCTAGCAAAGCTCCTACATGGACACCAAGCTTGGGATGATAAATACTCTTTCTATTGAGAAACTCAAATTCATCAGGCGGTAAGAAATCCAACAACTCGGATTCTTTATCTGGCATTGTGTAAATTTGACCGTATTCTTTAAGGAATAACGAACATCCTTTGATGGTAAACTTATCTACTCCTTTCTTCACTGAACCAATGTTGTCATCACCATAAGTCATGATGGCAACATTTTCTCGGAAAACCATACGATCCTCAAAACTTGTTGGTGGATATACATGGTAAAAGAAACATCGTAGATTAAGTGAACCACAGATACCATTAATAATTACCGTCAACGAATTTCCACTAATGTGTGTACCTTCAGTTAAACCTATAAGATCACCATTAAAAGCTATATATGCAAAAACGATATCTCCAGCCATAGCTTCCATGATTTTAAGGTCATCACTGGTATATTTGCACACACGTGCTAGGTCTATTAAAATCCGCAGAGCTGCAAGTATCAATTG